GTAACTTATCTGGGAGAATTCAATCATTATGCATCTCGGTGCCAGATTCAATCAAAGAGTGATTGTCTCTGGCGGTTTGTTTCACGAACTACAAGTTCCATGTTCCAGCATGGTAAATTAAAGTTCACCGATATGTACATTCAAAAAGAAACAACGGTCAAGTGTCGTGTAAATACGAGTATTTACTTTCCAGGGATAATATACGACGCTAGAGATCCGGTAAATCTCGAACTAGCTTTTAATGAGCGTGCAAATTCAAAACGTGCAAACCCGCAAGGGTATGTTGGAAACTTTGATAAAGATCTGCGCAAAAACCAGAAGACATTTTGTTCCTCTCCTGGCGTTAAGAGTTATATCTCTGAGTTGCATAAACGGCTGTCAATAGCATTTCATAGTGTTGATGATAGTTGGTATGCTTTATGTATGTATTGTTATATACCACATATCAAGAAGAAACTCCGAGTAGGAGCCTTGCTTGAGGTTGTGCGTGACTCCCTTTTCCTTATACCCACTTTCATTAAGAAAGTTTCCGGTAAGGTTAAGACTAAGGAATGGGCGAAAATTGGTAAATTCCCGAGATTAATTAATGACTTAACAGTTGTTGGATCAATTCTTGGTGGATATTTTTGCTCACTAATTAAGAACGTAATGGCCGAAGAACCTTTTGAATACAAAAATTCGAAAGCCTACTTCATCAAAACTCCCATAAGGAGAAGATGACGCAGATTTTTACATATGCGATGAACACTTCCACGGAAGACATCATTTTTGTGTACTTTTCTGATGATAGTTGGATAATCATGAGATGCTCAGACGGCTGGGCAGCTTTTAATGTAGACATTTCTAAGTGCGACGCAAGTCATTGTGACTCGCTTTTTTATGTATTGAAAGATTCTCTTCCAGATTACCCAGCTTCGGAGTATGTGAATGGTAATATAGAACAATGCAGGCTCCCTCTTAGAATGAGGAACCCTTCAGATAATGATGAGTATATTGAGTTGGAGACAACCTGTTATACTCTATATTCTGGAGTGACCCTCACTACCATAATGAATAATATTGCAAATATTTTAATCTTTATATCAATCGTTGATAACTTCGATCGTAAAATTAAAATTTGTGATGCGGAAAAATTGGTAGTGGAGTCTTCTCGAAATGCAGGTTACTTAGTGACTTGTGATTCTGGGAAGAGCCCAGATAAATGGCAATTCTTAAAGAATTCATTTTTTATATTGGATGACGGACGTGTAGTTCCATGGTTAAATCTAGGAGTAATCTTTAGATCCCTTGGTATCGTTGATTTCAATTATAGAAACACACGCAAATTTAATGCGCATCAACACATGTGTGAACTAGTTAATGGTTTACAACATGCAGGTGAGACTAGCATACTACGGATGTTGCGTAGAAAATATTCCCCAGCAGATGGCGGTATCACTGGACATTACCTCATAGATAATATGACTGGCACATCATTTGATTATGATGTCCCTGATCATGTTATATGTGATCGGTACAATGTTTCTCAGAAAGATATCGATGAGTTTATTTTCCTTTTTGAAAATGCAGGACCTGGTGACGTGGTAAGGACCCCCTTTACTGATGCTGTTATGACACTGGACTATGGTTATGATTGCGATGTAGAACTGGAGTTTGATTACCAGATAGAGCC